CCAACAGCATTTAATGCGTCAGACTCTTCTGTTGTATAATGATTTCCTAAAGCAAAATCTACTGCATCTCTAGCTTCATCATCCCAATCAGATCGAGCATCGCGCCATCTTCTCCATAAGTCTTTATTCTTTTGCGCTTCATCTATTTGCGCAAAGTCTTTTTCGTTTGTAATATTAAATCCCCCAAGTACATAAATTATATATACTATATAATATAACTCTAAAACATACGTTTGTCAAGTTTTATTTTGTATTTTTTTTAAACTCTTTGACCTGTTATCCAACTTCTTATTATTTTCTTACCTAAAAACTCTCTTTTTTCTTCGGTTTCTTCTTCAAAGCTATTAGCATCAATCTTACTACTTAATGGAGCTCTAGCATTTATAATAGAATACCAAAGACCATCAAGCAAATCATCGTTTTTTGCTTTTGGAAAATGAAACATTTCATCGACTAAATCACTATGATTCTTTTTTAAAAAAAGTTTTCCTCTATTAACAATAGGGCATAGTAAAGATTCTAACCTATCTTCTTTTTTAATTCCAGATGGAGGTCTAACACCTCTTGCAATACCTGGAGCCATTTTTCTATCCTTTTTAGATAGCTCATTTACAGCATCTTTTATTATGCCTTGAGCTCCAACGTGTTCTACGTTAGCTCTTCGCATAGGTTGATACTCTTTTGCGTATTGAAATATTTTACGAGGCATATCGTACAATGGGATATGCTCTCTAAATACATCTATTACATAAATATTTTTATCACTATCGATACCAGCAACAACGATAACCTGGTAATCATGCTGAGCTGAAGATTCATAAGCCAAATCAACACCCATATAAACATTAATTGGGATAGCATCTTCTTTTGTAACAATGTACGCTTGATTGTTTCTTGCTTTAAATTGCCCATCATAATAATTAATTTTATCTATTTTAAATTTTGCACTCTCTAAATCACGAGCATCATTCATGTACTCTTGAGCAAACTTATGAAGTTGCCCAACATACTCATAATCTTTTCTTATTCCAGCTATTTTTTCTTTTGAAAAATAAGAAGGCCAAAGTGGCTTGTCATTTTCTATTACTCTATGAAATACCATTTCCCAGGTATACATTTCATTATTTTCTTTTGCTTGTAAATAACCATCATATATTCCTTGCAAAGCAGAATCATAATGAACAATAGTTCCTATAAGCCAAATAGAACCTTCATTTCCTTTTGATTCTTCAAGCGCTGGATAAACTGTAGACATAAGCCATTCTTTAATTTCCTTACGTCTCTCTGGAGTCTTAGTGTTTAATTCGGATTCAAAGTCATCAAGAATAATTTTAGTATACCTTAATCCAAGTTCTGATCTACCACGGAGTCTTTGACTTGTACCCTTAGCTATAATCCTATCGCCCTTAGCTGTAGTAATTTCTTTTTCAGTCCATTTAGTACCAGCCATATCACCAAAGTAATAATTCAAAGCTGGGTTAAATTCAATATGACTTTTAATATATTTTAAATGGTCTACAGCCTGACCTTGTTCTTCCGATACCCAAGCAGCAAATTCTTTTTTCCCTTTAGGGTTAAAACAAAGTCTATGTAACAAGGCAGCTTTAGCCATAGTAGATTTAGTGTGACCACGAGGTAAAACAAGGCAAAGTCTTCTTATAGTGTTATTTAAAAACAAATCGCCAACTTCGTGATGAAACGGAGCTGGCTTTGACTTCATAAAGTCTTCTGGTAAAAACAGTTGTCCAAAGGCAACTAGGTCTTTAGATACCATATTAAGAACACGTTCTTTTTCACTTAGGTCATTAGGTATTATATTAAACTTTTCTATTGTACCAGTCTCCATTTGGAATTTCTTTAAATACATTTACCAATTCTAATAACTGAGATCCAGCAACATACACCCAAGCCTTAACTTTGTCGCCATTATCCATTTTTACATCAACCTTAACCCTATCATACAATCCAATATTAACACCTTCGTACATATCATATTGAGCTATTTCTTCACTTGTTACGTCGTGTACCTCAACTACAGTTCCCTTACCTTTGTAATCTTGTATCATAGCAGGAAATTTTTGATGACCAGGATATACAAGAGATGTATTTTTTACCCTACCTGTATTCTTATCTCCATTTCTAAGCGTTCCGTATACAGCTAACTTCATTTAGACTACATCCCAGCTTTTATCTGGGACTCCATTACTTACTTTCTTCTTTGCTTTCTTTTTTCTTGTTAAGTTAACTGATTCTATTGAAAAATTTTGTACATTGTCTTCTTCGCTAATTATAGTACCAACGAAATCTTCAATAATATAATCATTAATTAAATAATCTTTTAATAACATTTCTAAGTCTTCTTCATCTAATTCCTTATGAACTTCAAAAGTTAAATTGAACTCTACTTTTTTCATTATGATTCTCCATAGTTAAAAATTAATCCAGGCATTCTTATTTCAAAGTTTTCATCATAAGATGAAAAACATTCACAACACTCTACCGAAAAAAAGTCTTCTGATATATTATACCAAATAGATGAGTAGTCTCCCATTGGAAAACCACATATCAAACATTCTTTATTTTTTGACTTCTCTCGAAGCCTCAATGAGTTTTTTCGAATCTCCGCCTTGGATAGCATTTAATTGATCCTTTGTAAATCCTTGAAATAATGTTAATGACTCTGTTCTTTTTTCTGTTTCCATCATACCACTTATCTGCATAAGAGTTTTAATAGCTTGTATCTTGTCTTTATCTTGAGAACCGTCGGCATCAACAACTGACTTCATCTTTTCAAGTAAATACAATGGAGTAATTTCTGCTTCGTTTAAAACTTTATCTACTTCTTCTCTAATCAAACCCTTAACCCTTTCAGTACTTAATAATATCTTTCCTTGACTATCTGCGTATTTTTCGTTATTAGTAGGATATGCTTTCATAAAAGCTTCAGCAATTCCATCACCTTTAGCTACATACTTTGCAAAAAGAAATTCTCTTCTAGTAGGGTTTTTTCTATTTATCTTATGTTGATAAGGAGAGAGATCCTCAGAAGCAAAGGAATACATATTCTTTCGCATATCTCCCTCTATCATAACATTATCCCTGCATATGAAAGAACCAATAACTGTCCTAATGTAGTAATTACACACGCCCTTAGACTGACTGTTTCTAAGCTCACCCCGCTTGAGAACTTGACAGATTTGTCCGTCGTCAGTCGTTACCCAGCTACCTTCAGTGCCATCCCTCCAATTGCGAGTTAAGTTCTCATCGGGACAGTATTGGTTAAACTCCTTCTCATCATTGTATATTCTGTGCTCAACACTTTTTATTTTGCGAACAATCATATACTATAATATAACTCTTAAGTACACTTTTGTCAAGCCCTAGCTTGCTATGCCTCTTAATTCTGTAGCATTAGTACTAAGACTTGTTTTACTTCTTATAAAAGGAGAATGACACCCACCACATCTATATACAGGAAACTCGTTAGAGCTTGTAAAGTATGTAGCATCAGATGGTTTTAGGTTCTTACTTCCACAAGATGGACAAACGTTATCATCCATAAGAACTCCAAGATTAGGATGATTCTTAATGTATGGTCTAAGCTTAAGATATACTTGCTCTAAGCCTATAACATCACGTTTATTGTACTTTAGCATTTCAGCCAATCTTTCTTTATTGCCATCCATACAATCTATCCAAAGTTGAAACTCAGTCTTTAGTTTTTCAGATACACCAAATGTCTTAGTAAGAAAGTCTTGCTTGTTAGAACTAAAAGCAAATTCTTTTCTTGCTATCTTTAAAGTATCTATTGATTTGTAAGGAGATGGTGGATTCATACCATTAAGTATAAACCTTGCATTCAGCTTTCTTATATCAAACCGATCTCCATTATGAGCAACTACGATATCAGCTTCGTCAAGTAGTTTCCATATTGACTCCATTATTCTTTTATCATCTCTTCCAACTGCTTCTTCTGGAGTAAGTACGTCAGATATAGTATCATCATCATAAAGCCATTTAGCAGCCCAAGACAGCACATACCAGAATCTTTGTAATCCATCGTTATCTTTAAGGATATTAGTATGCGGAACATATTGTTTACCAAAAGACCATACCCATACAGGCATAGGAGTTGTTTCTATATCAAACATTAATATCTTTGGAAGTACTGTAAGATCTGTTAAGTCAGTTGGTCTTGACCAACCCATAGACTCTATTTTTCGTGTTACAGATTTATATGTACGCATAAACCCAGCATTGTCTAATTCGAAACATATATCCTTAACACTCTTCATAGTTCTAGTGTATTGACTTAATATATTTATTTCAGCTTTAGTCCACTTCATTACGCTTTCCTCCATAGTTAATTAAAAACAAACTTACCTTAAGAACAAACTTTAAAAATAATGACTCTAAGTAGTAAAGAAAGATTTTTACTTGCCCCATACTCGCTCCGATACAAGTTGCGCTATTACACCATATACGGACAAATCCTTAAACGCATCCATATATGTTTCATCCTTTACAGCATTATCTCCTTTATGCTTAACAATTATATTCTTAAGTCTATTTACTTTATCATTCATTCTAATAACAAGAGCAGTTAAAGCAAACATCCTGTCTTCATCGTTATCCAAGTCGCCACCAAGGGTTATGTTGCCACAACCATAATCATATTGCTTTGTACAGAATAGATCGTATTGCTCATCGGTAATATTTTTAAACCTATTCATCATAACAGGATACGTACTTTCAATCTCTTTTACTACTTTGTTGTTTTTCGCCATAGATATTCTCCTACTCCTAATTGATGAAAACCATTTGCAAGACTTTCAATAAGCCCTTCATCGTGATCGCAACCAGTATTAACAAGAATAACGTGTATTACTTCGTGTAAGAAGGTTTCGTTTCTTCTTGACGTAACAAGCTTCTCATCTAAAAATATCTCACAAGTCCTAGGATTGTTTAAACCAAACAATAACTTACCATCACTTGCGTTCTTTTCGCCATCCATTAACTTTACTTTATATTCATGACCACCTATATCTAATTTTCTCATTCTTTGTCTCCTTCTTCTTTTCTCATTGAGCCCCACGATGGAACCGTAGTAGGCATCACATCAGCTCGTATAGGTCTTTTTTTACTTTTAACTTCATCTATAACTTTTTCTAAAAACTTTATCTTCTTTGGTGTAACGTCAGTATTAATTGCCATTGTTCTCCATTCCAGGTATTACGATGTTATCAAAATAATCACATCCATTATCTACGATGCAATCCTTATCAGCTTTCTTCTTATCTATCGTCATTCGCAACTTATCGTTTCTTCTGTACATCATAGCTCCTAAACATTTACCAGCGTTCCAATTAGCACAATGTACCATAGCATCTTTTTTATTTGCCTTTTTCATCATAAGAAGATAAAACAGTAATAAATACGAAACAAGACAAATCTTTTTTTTAAATAATGCTTGACAAAACGTGCTTTAAGACTTATATTGTTAATACGTCCTAAGGTTAATATTAATATATATATAATATATATATATATAAAATAAAGAAAACTATTACTAACGTAATAGTGAAAGAAATAAAGGAATTTAAAATGAATGGTAAAGGTGATAGAAGCCGTGTAACTAATATGACTCAGTATGCAAAAAATTATACAAAAATTTTTAAGAATTGGATTGAAGATAGAACTGTAGTGCCAGATCTTAGAAAAAAGAAATCCGTTCAAAAAACTAAAAAATAATACAGTAGCTTANATTCCTACCAAGAAATCATAATAATCGCTTCACGGTATTAAATTCAGCCTTAAACCGCTATTCTTACATTTGACTTATACCCATATATAATAGGGCAACCCATCAGAGAGTATTGAACTACAAAAATTAGCCAATATTGTGTGCTAGTCTTTCTCGCAAAATAGCCCACTCCCCATTGTCGAGATTGGAAAATTAGAATCTGGTTGAAAATTCTGTTTATCGTTTAAAATGTTTCACGTGAAACCTCTCCCAACTAAAGAGCAATTTAATTNTTATTTTACTTGCATCTTAAATTTAGTCATCGTATTATCTAATAACAGATAAGGGATATGAATCCAATAACAAAACAGCTTAATTAAAAAGCAAATAACAAAAAAAGAAACGGAGAATTTAGCATGACTAAATTAACACCAATCACGCAGACTCAATGGGATAAAATGAAATCAAAAAATCTTGACCCAAAAGAGTTAGGNTTTAGAGTTAAAGGNGAAAGAGGAAATAATAACATTGAATCAGCTTCACCCGAGATTCAGAAGCCATTTAAAGAGTTTAAATCCAAGATTGATGCAATCCCTGAGGAGATATGTAACGATAAGAACTCTAAGAACTACGGGCATAATATGAAAGCAGGAGTATATTATCATAAGGTGAGTGGACAAACGGAGCGAGAGGTAGCTAACAATATAAAATCTCTTGAGAAGGAAAGAGCTGAGCTACTTGAAGAAGTTATGAAAGTTCCATTAAAAACAATAAAGAAGGAGTTGAAGAAATAAAGAGAATCGATTGTAGGAGAGGAGCCCTAAGAAATTAGGGTTCTTCTCTATACACCTATATATTAACAGAGTATATTTTAGGGAGGGTATTA